GCCCCCGTTCTCATGTCGTCCGTTGCGGGCTCCGTTCCGGCTAGCCTCCGCGAGGCCGTTGAGGCCTACCGGTGGCAGCACCGGATGACCGTCTCTGACGTCCTGCGCGCCGCTCTGACCGACTGGGCCACGGCCCACAACCTCCTGGAGCCCGAGACGCTGGACACCGTTGAGGTGCCCGAGGTTGCGGTGCCCGTGGTCGAGACCAGCGCTCGGACACGTCGATGAGAAAAGCGTGACCATCTGACAGTGCCCTCAGAAATATCCTGGGAATGCTACCGTTGAATCGGTCCTGGGGTATACTGGCCTTAGCCGGTCGTTTGTGGGTGCGCACGTGGTCCGATTAGGTGCCCCGGCCGGTTTACCGGTCGGGGCATCGCTCTTTCTAGGAGGTATTGAAATGGATTTCGCTGAACTGCTCGCGGCGTTGCAGAACCCAGGGGATGAGGGTTTGTCTCCCACGGTGTATGACGATCTGTCCATTGTGTATGGCGACGACGTTGGTTCTCGTGACGCAAAGATCGAGGAACTGAATGCGGGGATTCAGGCGCGCGAGGCGGAGATTTCGCGCCTCAAGGTTTTGAACTACGACCTGTTGATGTCGTCACCTGGTGAGGTTCCCGCCGACGACAACGAAAGCGACAACGACTCGACACCTGACTCGGGTGTCGACAGCCTTTTCGACTAGGAGGAATGACGTGACTGACTTCACAGTGCGACCGCTCAAGACGGTGGCAAACGACAACTTGATGGATCGCATCCGAAACGACGCATCCCTGGACTATCAGCGGCGCGTGCCAGACGCAACCCAGGCGGGTATTCAGGCAACGGTCAAGGCCCTCACCGAATACCGACCCGCGTTCAATGAGTTCGTGGATTCGTTGGTCAACCGGATCGGTTCGGTCGTGGCCCGAAACATTTCCTGGACAAACCCGCTTGCCGAATTCAAGCGCGGAATGCTCCAGTACGGCGACACGATTGAGGAAATCCAGTCAGGTCTCGTCAAGGCACACACCTACGACCCTGACCGTGATGAGATGGAAAAGTCTCTGTTCGGCACGGAGATTCCCGAAGTTCAGACGAACTTTCACCGCGTGAACCGCCAGAACTACTACAAGGTGAGCGTGAATGAGTCGCTGCTCATGCGAGCATTCCTTGAGACGAACGGGCTTTCGCAGTTCATCTCACAGTTGATGGTCGCGCCGATGACGTCTGACTACTGGGACGAGTTCCTGGTCACGTGCCAGTTGTTTTCCGAGTACGAGAGCCAGGGCGGTTTCTATCACGTGCACGTGCCGGACGTTGCCGACCTTTCCTCGAATGCTGAGGATGCAAAGGGTGCGCTGCGCCGTATGCGTGCGATGGCTGACACGCTCAAGTTCGTTTCCACCAAATACAACGCGGCAAAGATGCCGTCGTTCGCAACGGCGGAAGAATTGGTTCTGTTCGTCACCCCGGAGTTCAACGCCGCAATTGACGTTGAGGCCCTTGCAGGTGCGTTCAACATCTCCAAGGCTGAGATGACGGGTCGCGTGATTCCGATCCCGAAGGAAAACTTTGCGATCAACGGTGCGCAGGCGATCATGACGGTGCGAGATTTCTTTGTCATCGCAGATTCACGTCTTGAGAATACAGCGCAGTATAACCCCGTTTCGCTGAACACCAACTACTTCCTGCATCACTGGGAGGTCGTTTCCGCGTCTCGGTTCGTTCCTGCGGTCCTTTTCCACACCGGTGCAGACGACGAGGTGATTCAGATTTCCACGCCGATCTCAGGCATTTCCGCCGTGGTTGTTCAGGATATCGCGGGTACGGTTGTCACTGAGGTTACGCGCGGCCTGATTTACCAGGCCACGGCCGCCGGAGTCACGACTCCTGCGGGCGGTGACAACGATGTGGTTCGTTGGTCGCTCACTGGCGCCAACTCGCCCAAGACGTACGTCACGAGCACCGGTGTCCTGCACGTCGGGGAGACCGAGACCTCAACGGCCCTGTCCCTCAAGGCGACGACGACGTGGCTCGACCCGTCGAACGTTCGGCTTGACGGTCAGGTAGCCACGGCGGCTCTTACGATTGTTGGTAGCGGTGGTGTGACGTGGCCTGAGCAGGGTGTCGTGACCGGTATCAGCGTTCGTGACGTCGGCATCCCGGCATTCGTTGCCACGACGTTTGCGTACGCGTCGCCCGTTCCGAAGCCAATCGAGGCTGACGACATCGTCGTCTACTCGCAGAATTCTGGCTCTTTGAAGGTCTCGGTCAATGCGGCGGGAACCATCGGAACGGTGACATTCGACGGTGGTGTGGGTGCCGCCGTGACGTACACGATTACTGCCTCGTAGGTGGTAGTCTAGGCTTGACCTGTTGGCAGGCCGAACGATGGGCCGGAAAGGGTTTCGACCCTTTCCGGCCCGTTGTCGTTAGGAGGAATCGTGGATGTTACACACACAATCATTGTTGGTTCACAATGGCTTTCACCTCAGGCTGCTGAATCGTGGTTTCGGATGGTCGCGGCCGGATGTCCTACCGATGGTGTGACGGAGGCGGGGCGGTCTTACGCTCGACAGCAATACATCTATTCAACCTGGCTTCGAGAATTGTCATGGCCTTTGTACCGCCGAGAGTTCAAGGGCTCTGCTGCTCTGCCTGGTTTGTCGAAGCATGAGACAGGGAATGCTCTTGACGCTAGCGGCAGGACGTTGTCCTGGATTCGCGCGAACGGAGCATCTTTCGGATGGGTTAAGGATCAGGTGTCTGGTGAGTTGTGGCACCTGGAGTACCAGTCTTGGACCGACCAGCACATCACAGAAACAAATCAGTCAACGGAGGATGACGACATGTACACAGAAGCCGACCGGGCGCGCGACATTGCAACCCGTATGTGCACACAGAACATCGAGGACATTCTTGCTCAGGCGGGAAACCCCGATGCAATGCGTGAGGTTCTCAAGAGAGTTGATGGGAACATCGGGACGATTGCCAACGAAGCCCGCGACCTGCGAGCACACCTGAACATCCCGCCGGTTGCGAACTAGGAGACAATGAGCATGGGAATTGACAGCCTGCCACCAGTGTCAACCTTTGGCCGCGACTTCAACTACGCGATGTGGTCAGCGGGTACTACCGCAATGCTTTGCAACGTCCCTTGGTCTGCTGACTATCGGGATATCGTGAAGTTTGACACCTCGGATCTCCTGGACACTTACTTGAGCCAGAATGCTGGGCCGGTCATTAATTTCACAGGGATGACGTACGCAAAACCTGGGATGCCCGTGCGTGTAAGTCTCCCGTTCAATGCTTGCTATGCGTTCAACTACCTACGCGTCTACAACGGCTCTCAGCCTATCGACGGAGACAGTCCTCGGGTTTTCTACTACTTCGTTTCGGATGTGCGGTACGTTGCGCCGAACACTACGGAATTAGTAATCCAGTTGGACGTGTGGCAGACGTTCAACAATTTCGTGGAATTCGGGAACTGCTACATCGAACGGGGCCACATCGGAATTGCCAACGAAAACGCGACGGATCACAACGGGCGCGACTACCTAACAATTCCTGAGGGATTGGACCTTGGGAATGAATACGTCATCAATGAGACCGCGACGTCGGACATTGCGAGCATCAATGATGCGAATCCGGACTACTGGTATGACATCATTGTGGCAACCACGGTGTCGTTCGAAGGTTCTGGTGGAACTATTGACGCTCCCGTTCTGAACACGGCTGGTGGCTCTGGTTTCGGCGGACTTCCCAACGGTGTTGAGTTCTACCATTTTCCGAACATAAACCAGTTCCGCACGTTCATGCACAACCTGTCTGACAAGCCGTGGGTGAGTCAGGGTATTATCTCTGTCATGATCGTGCCAAACATTCCCGCTGACGAATTGATCACTACAACAGTTTCCGTTGTTGGTGGGCTACAAGTTGCGAAGTTGAGTGATTTCAAACTCAAGCCGCGCGTGATGACCGGCATTGCACCGCAATGGCGTGATCGCGTGAACCTCGGTCGTTACGCGGGCTTGCGAAAGTTCCTCACCTACCCGTACACGTTGGTTGAGATGACCACCTATTCGGGAAAGCCTTTGGTTCTCAAGCCTGAGTGCATGCCTGGTGACGCGTTTGACTATGTCAAACTCATACATCTTTCGCTACCCGATCCTCGAATCGTCGTCTACCCATACCTTTACAACAACGGTGGTTGGCAGGACCCTGTATACAGCGCTAGCGGTGATCTGATCACGGACAATGCCGAGTTCCTGGACATGGTGACAGGTATCTTCAACCTACCAACATTCTCTGTTGTGAACAACTCTTACATGTCCTATCTTGCAAGCAACAAAAACAGCATTGCCTACCAGCATGATTCTGCCGACTGGTCACAGCAACGTGCACTCGCAGGAAACGCGCTGGGTTTCAATCAGGCTGGTGCAGGGATGTCGCTCTCGCAGAACCTTACGGAGCAAGGCGTCATGGCGCAGACGGCTGGTACGGCTCTCGCCAATCAGACTGCCACCTATCAGGCTCTCCAGGGTGGTGCAGGCTCGCTCATCGGCGGTGCCGCGTCTGGCAACCCTGCGGGCGTTGCGGGAGGCGTTCTCGGGGCAGCCAACCAGGCCGCAGGTTTGGCGATCCAGGTCAATCAAAACAATCAGCAGTTGGCGATCAACACCGGGCTTGCGCGAGGTCAGAATCAGGCACAGGTTGGTACTCAGGGATACATGCGAGACACCAACCGCGAGTATGCAGATTTCGCGGCGCGTGGTGACTATCAGAACACTATTGCTGGAATCAACGCGCGAGTGCAGGACGCGAAGATGTTGCAGCCGTCAACGTCTGGGCAGATCGGCGGTGATGCGTTCAACCTTTCACAATACAAGTGGGCGGTGCATTTCAAGGTGAAAACGTTGCAGGCATCTGCTATGGCAGCCATTGGTGAATATTGGTTGCGATACGGATATGCGGTGAACCGTTTCGGGCAGATGCCTTCGAACATGGCTGTCATGGATCGTTTCACGTATTGGAAACTCCGTGAGACGTACATTCGTTCAAGCCGTTGCCCTGAGGGTTTCCGTCAGACGTTGCGTGGAATCTTTGAAAAGGGTGTGACAGTCTGGCGCAACCCGTCCGACATCGGTACCATTGACATGGCAGACAATCATCCGCTAGGAGGCATCACGCTATGACACGCAAAAGTTCGCGTAAGGGTGACTACGCACAGTCGTCGCTCTACGACCCTTTCATGGGTAATCCCGTCCGTGACCGTAAGGCTCTCATCGAGAGGATGTATATTCGCATTCTCACGGAACTGGCCTGCAACCGTTTCAAGTGGACAGGGTTGCCGGACACCATTGATGAGCGATTTTTGGAACTAACGCTGTTCCGTTCGGCGCTTTCCGTCTTCTACTACGACGCACAGTTCGGCCGTTACATGGCGCTTCGTGCGGCGGGCACTGGCGCAATCAACATGTATGACAACCCAACCACGTTCACCGTCATCGGAAACACGATGGTGAACAAACGGCTGACAGCGAAAGAGTGTGTCCCGATCTGGGCAAACTACCTCCGGATACCCGATTGGGACATCATTTCGATTTACGCCACAAAACTGGCGGAGATCGACCGAACTATTGAAATCAACCTCAATTCGATGCGGCATTCCTTCGTCCTGACGGTTCCGGAGAATCAACGCCTCTCGTACGTGAACATCATGCGACAGCATGATGAGGGTCAGCCGGTCATTTTTGGGACCGACGCACTCGATCCTACGGCAAACATCAACGTGTTCCCTGTCCTGATCGACAAGGAAACAGTTCTGAACCTACAACTTTCCAAGTCCAAGTTGTGGTCCGAATGCATGACGCTACTCGGAATCAACAATGCCAACCAGGACAAGAAAGAGCGGTTGATCTCTGGCGAGATCGAAGCCAACAACGGTCAGGTTGTTGCCTCGCGCGGGATCGCGCTCAAGGCGCGCAAGATGGCTGCTGAGCAGATCAACAAACGATATCTTCTGAGCGTTGACGTGTCGTGGGACCTTGACCCGTCAGCCGCTCCCGAGGCGCCCGAGAGGATTATCTGATGGCTACTTTCACGATGACGCTACGAGAGGCTTTGGACCTCTCTCCCGATGTGGGTCTGGGTGTGTACCCAATCTTCGACGAGTCGTATCGCCACACCCTGAATGAGAAGATCGTCAACCACTTTTGGAACCGGGAAATCGGTCAGGAAACAGTTGACATGTTCCGATTTGCCTTGCGTCGCAAGATGAACGAAATCATGCCGTTCTACAATCAGTTTTACAAGTCTCAACTGATTTCCATTGATCCCCTGCTCACATTCAGCACCACGGCTCACAGTGTCACAGACGGGTCGTCGCTCAATGAGTCAACAACAGATTCTTCTGGCGGAAACACGTCGGTTTCGGCCGCAAAGTCTCGCGCCGTTTCCTCGGAAACGCCTCAGACTCGCCTTGCGGGTGACGGTGATTACGCCACGGCGGCACAGGACAGCGTGTCTGAATCCACTGCCACGGGAACCGCCACGGAGGTTGTGAAGGGTCGTCAGGCTGGTACTCAGGGTGGTACGGCAGACACTCAGTCTCACGGTTTCTCGCAGGCACAGTCGACCTTGCTGCTACAATACCGTGAGACGTTCATCAACGTCGACATGATGGTCATCACCGAATTGGAAGGGCTTTTCATGCTCGTCTGGGATAACGGCGATTCGTTCACACCTATTTCATCCTTCTACCCGTTCGGAGGTAAGTTGTGAGCATCACCACGAATCTGTACCCGCCGCAGACAAACTACTACCCGATCTCAAACGTGACGCCTTTCACGTATCGTGACGGCCTGACGTTTCTTGAGAAATTGGAGCAGATCGCCGCAAACTTGCAAGCGCTGCATGACTGGTCTGATCAGGTTGTTCAGACGCTCGTCGACCTGCAAGCGCTGCACGCGGCGGATGTCGCCTCACTGACAGCCGCTATCACCGCGAGCGAGGAACGGTCCACCGCTGCTCTCGCTGTCGCCCGTGCCGAGATCCTGGCAATGGTTGTAGACTCGATTCCAGGTGGTGTCGCGATTGACCCTACAACAGGCCTCACATCGCCTGTCAACACCGTGATCTCGAACGTCTACGACAACGTGCGCGTTCACGCGTATTTCGCAAAGGATCTCGACGTTCAGAACCTCACGGCTGCTCAGATCGACGCGCTCAACCGCTCCGCGCGACACTTCGATCTTTCACCCATCGACACCACAAACGACACACTCGCAACGGCCTAGGAGAAAAACATCATGGGATCAACCAACAAAACAGCAAATGTCGTCCTTTCGCAGTTCGTTGACGCGGACAAGCCCACGTGGCGTGGTGACTACAACGTCGACATGGGGAAGATTGATGCCGCAATTCACTCTCAGGTGACGTCGATCGCAAACGCAAATCAGGCTGGTGTGACTGCCCAGACCCTTGCAACGAATGCGCAGAACACAGCCAACACCGCCGTGACGAACGCGGGCGTTGCGAACACAAATGCGTCCAGTGCCGTAACCACGGCCAACAACGCGGCAGCGGCCGCTGCATCCGTGGCAACCAACCTTACGGCCGGTCTCGGTCTGCGATACACGAAGGTGGAGAGCGACGGTCGCTATCAGACCCTTACGGCTGCTGAGGCTTTTCAGTCTCAGGCTGCAAGCATTGAGGATCTGTTCACAAACACGCTTTACACAGCCACTGGCGCCACGATTTCGGGTCTCACCTCTGGCCCGCTGTTCGTCGCACCGTTCAACATGGCGCTAACCAACCTCGCGCTTGTTGAATGGTCCGCTGTTGGCGTTGACGCAAGCGACACCAATTACTGGTCGGCCATCCTCAAGATTCTGTCGACAGACAACGTCACCTATCGGACCGTGGCGACCAAGACGACGAAGGTTACCGGCGGTCAGGCGATCTCCAACCGTAAGAATTGGACATTCGACACCTCCGCGTTCGTCAATCAGAACGTTGCTCCCGGAGAGATCGTTGTTCTGACGTTCTCACCCACGGGCACTCCTGCCGCAATCACGGGTCCCGTCATGGTTACCACGGGGTATCGCCCGCTGTGACTCGATTCCGTGGCTACTACTCGCGCGGAAACCGTCAGCCTGTCTACAACAATGGTGTGACACTCGCGCTACTCAGTGACCTGCACTTGCAGGACGTCGCCGCTGACATTGATCCTTCAATGGATAATCGCGCAAAGATGCTTACCGACCTGGAGCACATGATCGGTCGGGACAGCATTCAAGCGTGGGTGATCAGCGGCGACGTCACGGCAAATGCTTACGACAGCGATTTTACTGCAATGGTTTCATGGGTTGAGCGGATGAACACCACCGGTCTGCCGTTAGCAATCATCCCGGGAAACCACGATGAACTTCTGGCGACAATGCCTGGTGATCCGTTGCAGATTGATCCTGCCCGTTGGACGTCACGTACGGCACCGCTAGGTGTTGTCAACCGGAGTTATTTCGTTGACGTCGGTGATCACGTCAGGATCGTTGGCCTCGCTCTCACGACGAATCGTGCCGTAGGAACCGTTGGCTACGATTTCCGATGCACCGTTGACGCTGAAACGCTCACCTGGGCTGACAGTGTCATCTCGGGAACGGATCGTCAGGTTGTTGTCACATTCCATGCGCCACTTTACGGGACAGTGGGTGAGAATCCTCCAGTATATTCGGGATCATCATACTATCCCTTCTGGTACGCACACAGCCAGGATGCGTACACGTTCGAGGACATGTTGGCTAAACATTCGAACATCGTCGCATACGTCTCGGGGCATACGCATTCGGCGCCTGACCGCGTTGATGTGGTTAAGCGCATGACACTAGGGAACGCTACGTTTGCCGCAATTTCAGCGTCGTCGCCTATCGTGCTCAACTCAGACGGTGACGTGAACGTGTGCTCCGCCCTGCTCACGATCTTTCCAGATCGTGTAGAAGTTCGTTATCGAAACCACGGCACGGGTCAATGGCTCAACCCTGTTCACACGGTTGCGCTCTAGGTAAGGGATGTTGAGATGACGTACGATTCTGAGGCAAAGAAACTTGCAGTGAAGGCTATAGGCACTGTTGAGTCGAACCTCAACTATCGTTCGATCAACTACAACGACCCAATAACCGTTGGCATCATGCAATGGTACGGCGTCCGTGCGGCCGAAATTCTTTACCGCATCATCAATGAGAATGCCGCGTCGTGGGTGGGTGTCCCGGACACGCTCACCCACGACCTCACAGACACAATAATCTTCAACGACAGCACTTACTGGCCTAATCGCTATCTCACGCAAGCGGAGGGTGAACCGTTACGAACTGTCCTTGACAACAACCACGCGATTCAGGACGATCAGGCAACACAGGATCTGGGTGCGTACCTGGTGGCTGCTCAAAAGGCTGGTATGAGTGAGAACACCAATACGCAAGGCGTTCTATTCTTTTTCGTCATGTATCACCAGTCCCCCAGGCGCGCGCTAGGCGTGATTGCGTCGGCAGGACCTTTGTCAGACATCGACCGACTTTACGCCGTATGCCTCAACGAACCTGTTCTAGGTCAGTACCGAACGCGCTACACAACTGCACGCGACATCATCAAATCCGGAAACACTTCTGGTGTTGGCGGTGGCCCGGACCCTGTTCCTGTTCCCGTTCCCGATCCGGGCGGGAACACGGGCAGCACTGGTCAGACGAAAACACCTGGTGTGGTCAAGTATGTTCAGTCCGTTGCCGACCAGGTTCACATCCGATTCGTCGACGGTCACACCGTGATTGCCGTACCCAACGGGCGCGGCTGGTGGATACCATCGTCTGACGTCACAGCAGGTGCCCCTGTGCCGCCTATCGTCCCGCCCGTGGTAGTTCCGGACCCTGGCAGCCCTATTGGCGCTCAGTTGGTCGCTTGGATGCTCGCGCGACTCGACCTGTTCGCCTACTCGCAAGGCGCCTCAAGACTTTTGCCATATAAGAATATGTATACAGACTGCTCAGGACTTGTGCACTACTGCTATTCCGAAGTTGCAGGAATCGAGATCGGCACTTACACCGGAAACCAGTACAGCCAAGGAACACTTGTGGCCGAGGGATCTGGTACCCTGGACGAATCGTTGCTACAACTAGGGGACCTGATCTTTTTCGACTGGAAAGGTGGCGGAGTCGATCACGTGGATATGTACTCAGGAAATGGTAACTGCGTCGGACACGGTGGGCCAGACGCGGGACCAAACGTGAAGGCTCTTGCGCCGCGCATCGGCGCGAGCGTTTACCACTGGGTGCGTCGACATGTCTAAGGCGCCCAAAGAGGTTTTGCCATACTACAACTACGACAAAGTCTATTCCTACAACGCCACATTCATGTACATCATCGGCGCGCGCGGCCTAGGAAAGACTTACGGTGCTAAGCATCGTGTGATCCGAAATTTCATCAAAAACGGTGAGCAGTTCATCTACCTACGTAGATACTCGACAGAACTACGTGGACGCGGAACATTCTTTGCAGACCTTGCCGACCAGTTTCCGGAACACGACTTTAGAGTTGAAGGTTCTACGGCGCAGGTATGTAGCATGGATACGCGCGGAAAGAAACACCGTGACTGGCAGATTATGGGTTACTTTGTCGCGCTTTCAACCGCTCAAGCGCAAAAGTCGATTGCGTACCCACAGGTAACAACAATCATCTTTGATGAGTTCATCATCGAAAAGGGATCGTTGCACTATCTCCCAAATGAGGCAAAAGCGTTCAACGACTTTTATTCTACCGTGGATCGTTGGAAGGATAAGACTCGCGCGCTTTTTCTCGCTAACGCAGTTTCGATCATGAATCCTTACTTTCTTGAGTATGACATCAAACCTGAGTCTGACACCGAGGTCATCACAAAGGCAAACGGCTTTATTGTCGCACACTTCCCAGACTCGCAAGAGTTCTCTACCGGAGTGTACAAAACAAAATTCGGGCAATTCATCGAGGGTAGTGAGTACGCGTCATACTCTGTCGGTTCAAACTTTCATGACAATAGTGGTCGGATGCTCGGCGGCAAACCGTCACGGGCGTACTACTATTGCAGCATTGAGACGTTGCGGGGCACGTTCTCTGTGTGGGTTGATATGGTCGGTCCGTTCTATTTCATTCAGGAAAAGCGGCCGAAGCAGGAAATGCTTTACACGTTTGTTCCGGAAACGATGGAAAGCGGAAAGTTCCTGATCACCTATTCCGACAAGATTATGCAATACTTGCGGTCGTCCTTTCGAGGTGGTAAAGTTTGGTTCGACACGCCAAAGGCACGCAATGCCTTTACGGAAATCTTTAGGAGGTGAAACATTAACATCTCAATTGATAACGCGTTGCTCATCGGACTAGTGGTGGCACTCCTGGGAATCGTAGGAGGAATGATCACGGTTCAGGCAACCCGCATTCGTGAAGTCGAGAACCGACTAAACCTGTTGCAGTCAGAGAACAACAAACTCTGGCTTTGGGCGCGCTCGCTCGTCGACTACGCCTACACATACCGAGTCATCGGAGCACCGGCACTACCCATCATGCCGGTACTGAACTTCAACCAGGACGACCCCAAGGAAAGTGACGCAAATGTCCTCTGAAATCATCCCCGTCAACACTCGCACCGCCGCGCGCCGAGCATTCATCCGGACCACGGCCCAGGCACTCTCCACCAGCATCCCCACAGGCGCCGTGACCGGCGCGGCACTCTCCGGGGCCGATCCTGCCGTCATCGGCTGGGCGATCACCGCGGCAGCCCTGTCGTCCCTCGCGGCGGGCACGGCAGCGTTCCTGTCCATCATCTCCAAGGGTGTCCCGGAGGACTACCAGGCGACCGACGTGGCAGCCTGAGAAGGTTCCGGTCCACACCAGGTATGAACGTTCCTGAGAAACAGAAACAC